ATGTTGCACCAGAGCCTGTAGCATTCCATACTGATGCGCCTGTACCTGAAGTTGAGTTAGTTTCAAGAGTACCGGCTGCTTCTTGAGCAACGCCAACCCATGATTCATAACCACCCATAAGGCGAGCGCCAGATTGAATGTTACCTGCGGCAGTAGCAGATGCAGTTGATACTTGCTTAGACACTAATGTCGCTTCAATATCCCGCATAATTTCCTTACCACGCTTTTCAGACTGATACTTAAATTCAGACTTACGACCAGCCTTGTCAACAGTTTCCAGAGTACCAGAGATAGTAATACCTTTGGTAAAGATCTGTGTACGGTTGCCAAGACGAGTAATAACCGGAGAAGTGCTCAACGCAAAGTCTGAACCTTCAGAGGCGGCTTGTAAGCCAGCTGCTTGTAGAGTATCAGTTGACCATTCGTGTAAAGTTTGTGTAGCTTTACTCTTGCCAATTGACGACATGAACGGAGTCATGTCTCGAGAGATGTTTGAAATATAGTTGGCCAGATCTTCTCTCAAAGATTTCTGGTTACTAGTTGTAAAGTTTGTAGCCATTTTAATGCTCCTATAACATTAGGATCTACTCTCCAAACAAATTATCTATTGCATTATCCCAAAGAACTTTATCATCATTCTCTGTTCCCTTACCTTTAGCGATCTTCTGTCTAGATTGATCAACCCTGTTGGATTTTTTAGTTGCTGAAGAACTAGGCTTCTTCGTTGGAACTCTTTTAACGGGGGCCTTCTTACGTTTGACCGTTCCTTTAATAGAGCTTTCTGTTAGTCTTCTAAACCCATCAATAGCTCGGACCATCATAGGGTCTGTCATGGTGTCAACCATTCTCTCGTCTAAACCAATGTTTAGAGCAAAAGCTCGGTTGGCCTTTGCAACTTCAGGAGACCAATCTGGAATCAGTTCTGGAACTATACTATTAAAGTGCTCCACCTGTTTCGAGAAATGTTCCTCTTGTTGTTTACCCATTTGTTGTGCCATGCCTTGCATGAGATTATCACGACTTGCTTTTCTTGAAGAGTATTCATCTTTGGCCTTGCTTAACTTATTGTTAAGTTTACTGGCCTCAAAATCATCCTCTTCAAAAGCTTTATCAACCTTGACTTGAAGTGACTTAAGAATTCTTACATCCTTTGCATCTTCTTGCTGAAGTAAATGTGCATTCACCTCAGCATACATATTAGCCTGTTGACTTGCAGTTTCCAACGCTTTAGCGTGTTCTGCTAGTTCATCCCCTTTTTTCGACTGACTCTGTTTTGTTTGATAATTCGCAATAAGCTCTTCCATAGAAACTTCTGATTCTTCTCCATCAATTTTGATGGGAACCATAAATTCCATATCGACTTCTTCTGCTTCATCTGAATCTTCTGCTGCTTCTTCTTGGGTAGCGTCCTTAGACTCATCCTCATCTCCAGCTTTTTCTTCATCTTCATCTCCCTCTACTTCGTCAACTGTATCAGCGTCCTCTTCGACAATGGGATTATCATCTTCGAGTTCTTCTGTCGTTTCAACATTATCTTGGGTAGCTGTATCAGGTTCAAGACCTAATACTTCATCCGCCAAAGCGTCGAAATCGAAATCAGCAACTGACGACTCATCCGTACGGGTAGCTTCGTTATTTGTTTCTGACATTTTATCTCCTATAAAATAAGAGAGTTTATCACAACTCTCTGTCATCATTCATTCATCAAAGGTTTGTAATAAAACCTCTTTATTTTTTCTTACAGTTATTCCCATGCCATCTGTTGTACACAGGTCGTTTAACTACTTCTTTACAAACCTCACATTCAATCATCTCATCGTTACCCGTGGGGGTAATCATCTTCTCTAGGTTTGCTTTTGCTTCTACTAAAGAGTTAACATCTGAAGCATAAACATTTAAATTCCTTCCTATTGAAAGGGCTTTAATATTTGCTGCCAGTTGATTTTCCACTTTAGATAGTGCTAGTTCTAATAATGCCTTGTCAATCATTCATCATTCTCCTTGGCTTTTTGTTGTTGTATCTTGTTATCTTTTGCAGTAACCGCTTTGTCTATATTTGCCATCACTGCCCCTTGACTAATTGCTAACTTATAAATAAACTCTCTTCGCTCTGTTTCATAATGCTTTGTAGATAGCCATTCCTGAAACAAATTGTTAAGTATATCTTCAGTTACCATTGTCATGGCATCCTTTATTTCTTTACACTGATATCCTTTATTAAGAACTCGTTGTGCATCGTCATAAGGGGATACCTTTTTTGGTTTCCCATCCAAGTCATGTTTATAGCCCGGATGTCTTTTGTAGTCTGTCATCTCTCATCTCTCATGTTATTGAGGCATTTGTTGTTGCCCCTGTTGCTGCGTCATCTGTTGCATTTGTGCCTGCTGTTGAGCCATAGCCTCTTCTTCTTGCTCCCGTTCCTCTGTGTCTTGATATAAAGACATAAAGTCTACAGGTTCTTTAATAGGAGTTTGCGCTCCCTCTGTGCCTTCAGCTTTAACCTTAAGCTCTGCCCACTCTCTATTAGAGTCATCAGAAGCTTGAAGTAGTTGACGCTTATTGTCAATCTTCTTGTTGTCCGACTCAGCCCTTATCAGACTAATGTTGGCTGACTTAGTATTAAGCTCAAGTTGCATATTTTCTTTTTCAATCTGTTCTGCTTCTTGTTCCTTCTTCTTAGCAATTTGACCAGCCTCTTTCTTGGCCTGTTGAAACTCTTGAGAACTAGGATCATTAAGGAACCTTGTAGGATCCATACCCATATTCTTTAGAATATCAAGAGCTAAGTTATAAGAAGCTAAAGGATTAACATAAATTTCTGATGTAGGACTTTGAGCCATTTGTGGTATCAGTTGAGATAGTTGTAGTAACTTCTGTCCTAAAGACTGATTAGAGTTATCACCAATGTTTGCATCAATGTCCAGATCCATATTGCTTGGAAGCATTTGTAGATCCTGAGGACTTATTGAAGCATAACCCTCAGTGTTCTTGTACCTAGCAGGGTTTTTCATATTCTGCTTCATCTCTCTCAATACACCACGACACAGGTCTTTAATACCTGTCTCTACGAAACGACGAGCGATATGCTCGATACGAATCTGTGCAGCGTTTTGTGCTCCAGTCATCTTAGCTTCTGAATTTCCAGATACATATAAGGTATCATTCAGACCCATAGCTGTCTTAGTAAGACCAGTAGACTGCTCTTTCTGTAGACCAAGGAACTCAAGCATACCTGCAGTTCCTGAGCTAATTGGCTCTGGTTGGATCTGTTGAATAGCTGCTGCTGGATTACCATTAGTTGGGATGATCTGCTTAGGTACTGGATTCTGCAATGCAGAGAAGTCCACTACATTAGGATCTGCTAATGTTCTACCATAGTTGCCAAAGTACACGTTCTCTATAAAACCACGTAGGATTGCTGTAGTAGCTTGTGTCTGAGGGCGAGCCATATCAAGAAGTGAAAGACCATAGAACTCGTGCGGAATCTCGATTGGATTGAGCATACCTATTGGAACATATGATACATCGTTCTCTTCAAGAATCGTATCGCCCGCCTTAATGACATGCTTAAGTTCAGCGATGCCGTCTCCATCTCTATCTGTTCTCAGCCAGCATTCAACTACTGTTATACTTATGTTCGCCTCGTCCTCTTCAGAGTCCTGTGCAGTTAACCAGCTGTCGATACCTGCAGCGTCCTTACGAGCAATCGAATCGCTTGACCAGTCAGAACCTCTTACGTTAGATTCCTCACCGATCTCGCTTAAGTCACCCTTAAAGTCAGGCCACGTTCTACGAATATCAGAATGTGTCAGCTCTGTGATAATACCTACAAACTTAGCATCATGAATCGTGGTTGCGTGTCTATCGATTAGAAAAGACTCTGGAGCTATGTTGCGTAGCTTAACGCCAGACTTGTCGATCTTCCTGCGAAGTCTTACGTCCTCATAAACAACTGAAGTCGTGCCGTCAGCATTCACAGTTAACTCTGCTTGAATATGTAAGTCCCCAACAATTTCCACATCAGGGTCTGCCAGTAGCTGATCAAGGACCTGCTCTTGGATTACCTCGTACTCTTCTACAATATAGTCGTAGCTTTCTTCCCAACCCCACGTGATGGCACTATTACCGAAAACAACTGCTGATTTAACCCAAGTGGACAGCTTCGACCAACCGTCTGGATTAGAGTTGAACAAACAATAATTAACTACATCCGATGCAACTTGGGAGGCTTTTATCGCAGCCATTTCGTTGCTATATGGTATGAATAATGCTAGTTTATCGTTGTCTAATAGTAACTTGGTTAACAGTGCCGTATACCCTTCGGCTATCTCAGCCGAATCAGATGATACAATTTTTGACACACCCTGTGGAGCTAAGTCTCCTTGTGGATCCATGCTCATCTCATAGACGGCATTTTCTCTACGCTTGCTTAGGTCTGATGATCCTGTATATCCACCCGATGCATTCCGCATATGGCGGTCTATCGATTGGATTAACATGTCATCAGAAATCTTTTCTATTTTCTCGCTCATTTTCTCTCTCTCTTAAGTTAATCTTTTGTTGACCATATTGAAGGCTGTACATAACCTGCTTTAGCATCAGACAATATTTGCTCATAAAAAGGTTGTGCTCTTTTAAACAGAAATTCATCTAAACCTTTTTTAGTCATTCGTCCACCCGGCTTGTCCATGTTCCAATGACTATAATCATAGTCTGCGTATATTGATGAACCCATAATAGCATTTTCTGGAAGGTCTGGATGGTTGGGTCTTGGATAAAGTAATTCAGTTAGTGCTTGAGTTAATAGTTCGCTTTGTTCATAATTAGGACTATAACGAGATTCTATATATTGGTTATTTATATCAGGAGGACCATAAATTCTTTCTCCTAAATATTTAGTTGTATTACCCGGAGTTCCTAAAACTACAGTTCCTCTTAGCATTTCTGCTATTGCATTAGGATAAGCCCCTATTTTTTTGTCTAAGAGATTAGAATGAATTGATTCATGAATTCCAGTTCTTGCTGTTTGTGAACTTTCCCAATCAGCATAATCTTGTAGTCTTTGTGTTTCTTCTTGTGCTTTTTTTATTAGTTCCATGTTTTGCAATCTTGCTATAGCAGTAGATCGAACACCAGCCTTTGGATCTTCTGGTAATATGTTAGGCTCTACAGGATTAACTTGATGTCCAGCATAATTTAAATCCTTAAGATAAATTTCTTCTTCCCCCGGATATGTATATCCTGAGTTACTCCAATAGTCATCCTCCCAATATTTATCTACAGCTTCTCCTTCATGAAAATAGGGAAGAAATTGTCTTGGATCTAATAAAGGAGAGCCGCCTTCAACATGAGGATTTCCCAAAACGCCAGTATAATTATTAATATTGGCCAGTGGTTGGTCCTTATACTGATTTGCAAAGTAATCAGATACTTGTTGTGACATTTTCCATTTAGTATTTAGCCAAGCGGGGTCATGCGTCTTTATCGGCAATCCTAAGACGGCTTGGTTTAATTCATTTATTCCAAAAATATCTGTTGAATCCATAACCCCTCCTTATAACCATTTAGTATCGTCTGTCATATTATTTAAATTAATTTCACCCCAGCTAAAACTTCTATTTGTCAAAGCATGGCCGTGTGTTCTATAGACCTCGCAAGTGATTGCTAATGACATTACCATGTCGTCATGATGTCCTACCGAAGCTTCCGCTTTACCAGTAGGTGTAACAATGAAGTTTCTAAGTTCATCAAGGATCATGCTGCATGGGATCATAATATCCTCATCGTCAATCATACGTCTAAGATTAGATATGATTGGTGGTCTTGTAGACACAGTTGTCTTAAAGCCCAAGTGATTAATACTATCAGTCACCGTATTAGCTGTTTTTCTTTGTTGGTAGATATTCGGATAGTTCATTCCGTATAGCTGCTGAACTGTCGCCAAACCCACCGAATTACTTTCAGGACATATAAGAGCGTTGTTGTACCACCTACCAAGATAGAACAGCATCTTGCCATACCTGACAGGATCTATCCTATTGTTTCTGTAGACGGCACAGACCTCTCTATCACTGTTTAGTACGGTAGCTACCGAGTAGTCACCGCGTACACCAAGTGCTACGTCAGCCCCAATTATATATTTTTGTTCTCTCTCTGGAGCTGCCCATACTTTTAATGATCCCTCACTCTCTTCATCGAACGAGCTATAAACCTCATTGTACTCTCTAATAGACTCAGGAGTTTTCGGTAAGTATTTATCAAGCACTTCTTTACTAAAGACGGACGATCCTGATTGTATGAAGGACTCTTCTGCCGTAAAGGGATACTCTTGTTTAAAAGTTGAACTTGAAGTTTCAGATATTTTGATCCTTCTCCAATATATTTGTGCTTCATCTAAGTCGTATTCCTTTACTAGTTTCTTTTCTTCATTGGTCATTTCGAGACCATCAGGAGAGTTTAATCGATACTCGTCCTGAAGGTGCCAAGGAACAAACAAAGGTTTGAAGATACCTTCACCTTTCTCTGCCTTATTCCAAAGGTCGTAATAAACACCTTGAGCACCATTCGAGGTGCTATTAATAATAATTATGCTACCCGGAAGTAGCGCGATTGATTGAAACATACCCGCTAGGATACGTTCTCCGTTCTGCAGAACGCAGCCTCATCAGCCAGTAGACAAGTATTAGTT